AGATTAACCCGATTATCTTTTGGAAGGGTGATAGAGCAAAAAGAAAAGAGTTGTTAGAGGGTGATGGGCTGAAGCTTGAGTTTAGTTTTAACATAGATAAAGAATTATAATGAACTACAACTCAGACTTTAAATACGACCTACTTACAGGTATTCTTGATGGGGAATCGTGGGTGCATTCACTACTTGAAAACAAAAAGATAGAAGTTAAATACGATGGAGATATTTCCAATAGAACAGGTAATGTGTATGTTGAATATGAATGTAGAGGTAAGAAGTCAGGCATAGCGACTACTGAAGCAGACTATTGGGTATTTAAGCTATCAGATGAACGTGCCATTGTTATTGGTACTAAACAGCTAAAGGGTAGACTTAGGGAGCTTGTAGCTAACGGCATGGCTAAATCAGGCGTTAAGGGCGGAGATAATAACTTATCTGTTGGAGTATTAGTTAAAATAAAAGACTTAATATGAGCGATATTACAATGTGTTCAGGTGTAGGATGCGATATGAAACATGAGTGTTATAGACATACCGCTAAAATGTCAAATTGGCAATCTTGGTTTAGCGTTGTTCCTATTAAAGATGGTAAGTGCAATATGTTTTGGGATAACAAAGCAGAAGAGTCTTATGATGACTTGAAAGATATATTTAAAAGTAATGAGTAATATGAGCGAAGAAGAATACTACGTTGTTTCCCTAAATGGGGACATGGTTGCAATGGTTGAAATCAAGGAGGCTGAAAGCTTCGATTCCAAGAAGTTTATTAAAGACTTGGTTGAAGATGGCTATAAAGTCCAATGCGTAAGCAAGGAGCAGAAAGATATACTATTACCTAAAGACATATCACTAAATTAAAACTATGAAGATACGCAGATTTCCGAGTGGTGCTGTACGTTCTGACGATACAGGCCGTATAAGACCCGATTACCTAAGTCCTTATGCCTTAAAGTATATTGCAGAGTGCTTTAGCAATAACTCTAATGACTTTGGAGCAACAAATTACTATAAAGGTATTAAGCCTAATGATATATTCCCTAGCCTATCACGACACTATATAGACCTGCATGAAGCCTTAATTGAAGGCAGAGATAGTGAGGTTAAGCGAGAGTTTGCAAGTATCGCACAGAACTGCATTATGGCTATCCATCAGATTATAATGGAGGAGAAGGGTTTGTACAAGGAATTGTACGAAAAAACCGAATTAGTGGATAAAGAAGTTGCTCTATCAAGTTATACAATTACAACCGCTCCTAATTATACATCAACTACATATTATTGTACGTTTTTGCCAAACGCAATGGATGCGCGCGTTTGCGTTGTTTGTGGCAAGAGTAGAGAACTTCATAAATAAAATAGTATTGTTTTTGTTAGGTACATTTGTTAAACTAATTAGCAATTAAAAAACAAAGTCATGAAAAATGAAATGAAGTCAATGCCAAAAATGATGGTAAAGAAGACAGTAAAAGTCAACGTAGACCCTAAAATGGATGGTGTCAAGAGAAATGTCTTGAAAGCGGCCAAGCAAGGAGCAAAGTCAGCAGTAAAGTCAGCCTTTAAATTTAAAGTAGCAGACGCTAAGATGGCTAAACCTGCAAGAAGAGTGATTAGGGAGGCAAGAAAAGACATGAAAGTTGCTAAAAAAGAAATCAGAAAATATACTGACTACTAATGGCTAAAGTTAATACATCGGTAGTTAAGAAAGCTGAAAGAAAAAAGGTATCAAGACCTAATGTACATTGTAAATGCAAGTCAAGTAAGCTCAAATCAAGTAAGAATTATTTAAAAAAATATAACGGACAAGGAAAATAATCATGCCAGAAAAAAACTCACTTTGGAAAAACATCAGGGAGAAAGCTCAGAAGAATAAAATGACTGGGGCTAAACCTAAAAAACCTACTGCGGCTATGTTGAAGCAGGAAGCTAAGATTAATGCTAAGAAATAAATGATTTACGAGCCATCTAACAGGCTTGAAGTAAGTACTCCTAAAGGTGATGGTGTAGTTTGGCTCGTTATCGAGTTGGGTCACGAAACGGATACCATCTACACCATCATCATTAATGAAACAGGAGAGATTTGGCAGTTTACCAATCGTGATATTATAGTAAAACCAAATATAACATTTAGAAGATATGGCAAAGAAAAATGTATCTCTAACAATAGGTAGAGGTGAGAAATCAAAAGCAGGTGGCCTTACTGCCAAAGGTGTAGCTAAATATAATAGAGCAACTGGTGGAAATTTAAAAACTGCTGTAACTACTCCTCCTTCTAAACTAAAGGCAGGTAGCAAACCTGCGAAGCGTAGAGCCAGTTTTTGCGCCCGGATGAAAGGAATGAAATCTAAATTAACATCAGACAAAACTGCAAATGACCCCAATTCAAGAATCAATAAAAGCTTACGTAATTGGAACTGTTAACACACACTAATCAATGCAAAAGAGAAACCTTGCAATCATCAATCTATCAGACCCCAATAGCCCTAAATTAGACTTCCTTTCAAAAAAATCTTTTACTGAAGACCTTAAAGACTTTAAAGATAAAGATAGAGTATGGATAGTTGTAGAAACTTACTATTCTAAGAGGAGCTTAAAGCAAAATAATCTCCTTCATCTGTATCTATCAGAGATAGCTAAAGAAACAGGCGCACAATTAGAGCAAATTAAAGACGCTCTAAAGAAGAAATTCCTTTCTGTGCCACTTACCACCAAAGATGGAGAGATAATGGCTGATAAGTCCTCTGGTGAAGTCTTAGAACGCGTAAGAGGAACATCAGAACTAACGGTAGTAGAGTTTATGGAGTTCACAGAGAATGTACGGTTGTGGGCAATGGAGTTTTTAGGAATTTATTTAGCTTTGCCCGAAGAGCAGGTTGAATTAAGTTTTAAAAATCATAATTAATAATTATTTATATATTTGCATGTCTATTGAGGGTTCTCATTCCCTTGTTAGTGTGTTTTCATAGAGTAGCTTGGTAGTGCGAGCTTCTCAATTAACCCAGAGTTTTATCCAATTTCTCTGGGTTTTTTTTATTTTAAAATAAATTTCATTATTTGTGAAATAGTATTTACCTTTGATTTATGGAAACAACAAAAGAAAAACAGCCACCTATTCAGAATCTTGTAACGATTGATGAATACGCAATCCTTGTAGATAAAACAAAAAGGACAATTTACAACTGGATTAACGAAAAAAGATTAACTACTTACGAAAAGTTTGGAGTTACACTATTAAATAGATTTGATAGGCCAAAGGATTGAATGATTTTTAGGCTCTATACAATTCATAAATTAAGAAAAAACAACTAAAAACAACTAAAAATGGCAAGACCCGAAAGCAATACGGTTTCATATTTTCCTCATAAAATTGGCGATGGTAAAAAAATATTCTCTATTGAAACAAAATATGGTAACGATGGTTATGCTACTTGGTTTAAGATATTGGAAAAATTAGCTACTACTGAAAATCATTATTTAGATTTAAACGATGAAGTTGAAGTTATATACTTGTCGGCCAAATGCAAGGTTTCAGAACAAGTATTATTTTCTATAATTAATGACCTTACAAGGCTCGGTTGCTTTGATAAAATACTATGGGAAAAGAGGTATTTATGGAGTCAGGTTTTTATAGATAGTATACAAGATGCGTATAGTAGGAGAAATAATAAATGTATGACTTATGAGGGTTTATGTAAACATTTATTAGGTTTATGTAGTACAAAAACCGAGTTAGTGTCTGAAATTCTTGACAGTAATACACAAAGTAAAGTAAAGAAAAGTAAAGTAAAGGAAAATGTTAGTACCAATGTTGAAACATTGGATATTGATTTTGATAAATTTATTGAAAATTTTAATGTGTTTGCTAATAAAAAATATAGGTTAACAAACAAAGTAAAATCATCATTAATTTCAAGATTAAAAGACTACACTAAAAAAGAAATATTTCAAGCAATTCAAAATGCACACAAGGATGAGTATCACATCGAAACAAATTTTAAATATTTAACCCCTGAATTTATTTTAAGAGAAGAAAAGATGGAAAAATTCTTAAACGCTCCTAATCCTTCAAAAATTAAATCATACTCAATGGTAGCAGACAATTAAAATGATAAAGAAATACACACACATAAAAAATAGCTTAGACGAGTTAAGAGAAATTGGTATTCCGAGAGGAGAAAATACAGGTTTTAAAAAATTGGATAGTCTTTACAGCTTAAAGCAAGGGTCATTCACATTTATCCTTGCTCCACCACATCATGGGAAATCAGAGTTCTGTTTTGAACTTGTAATCAATCAAGCGATTAAATTTGGTAAGAAATCTTTAATCTATTCTCCCGAAACAGGAAGCGTAGAAGATATTTACTCTGAACTAATCCACAAGCTTACAGGAAAACCTTTTTACAAATCAATTAACGACCACGTAGATGACAAGAAGTATTATGAAGCGATAAATTACATTGATGAATATTTTTCAATCGTTGATGGCGATGAAAGAGGTTATAGCTTTCAGGATTTAACTGAATTGGTAACAGATGAAAAAATAATTATGTCTGACCCATACAATGAGTTAATCCACGATATGACAGAGTTTGGTACAAGGCAGGATTTGTACATCGAAAAACTTTGTAGTGATATTCGCAGGTACTGCAAGAAAAACAAAAAGCATTGTTTGCAGACTTTGCATCCAGCACATCAGCAAATTGTAGTTGAAAAATCAGGATTTAGGTATTACCCGATGCCTATGGCAAGAGAAGCCGCAGGAGGTCAAGCGTTATTGAGAAAGGCAATGACTTGGATAAATATGTGGAGGCCACCATCAGGAATGAATGATGAACATGGTCAGCCATATCGTGATAACGAGGTTTTAATTAACATTGAGAAGGCAAAACCTAAAGGTGTTTCTACACGAGGCACAATTAGTTTGTTTTTTGATTGGAAGAAGAACAGATATTACGAAGAAGGTGATTTTAAAGACCTGTACGCATTTGAACACGAAAAGGTTGTTAAAACAAATGATTTTAGAGAGCCATTAGCAGAAAGAAAAATTAAAGAAGAAGATAGTCCATTTTAATTATGAATAATCAATATTACAAAGATTTAGCAGAGATGTATGCTTACAACAAAGAAGCTGAATTAAAGCCACACAATCAATTATTATTAGCCAAAGGTGTCTTGTATAAGATGGAGGATGAAATGCTGGCATATCGATTAAAAAGTGGCAACAGCGACAAGATTAAGGATGCACAGGATAGACTGAATATTTTATTTGAGTTTGTTGATACTATTTCATCCATTTTATCCGAAAATACACAACTTAGAATTTTATTGAAGGAGGGTATGCTTGAAAGGTCAAAGCTGGAGGACATGGCATTGGATTTACAAAAACAAATAAAATTTTCTGAATAATGATAGATGATAAAACATTAGTTTTTTGCTGGAACATACTTGACAAAATAGAATTAGGTCAAAAGATATTAATTTCACAATACGCACCGAATAAACCTGATTTGTTTATTGAGTGCGCTAAAAAATATGCAGATTGTTACGGTACTATTTTATTCTCAGATGATTACCAAGAGATTAAAAAAATAAAAAATTTTGTTGAGGTTGAAAATTTATTTGCATAATTACAAAACAATAGTGTAATTTTATAATTAAAATGAGCGCAAATATTTTTTAATGGCAACAATAAAGCAACAATCAAAGTTAATTATCGAACATCCATTTTTTGAAGATTGCCTTAAAAAGGCAAACGCTGGAGATTTTAGTGGTTTTGAAAGATTATTTTTAGAAGTACAGGCACATATTTGGGAAAAAGTAGCTTTAGATGCTTCAAGAGTCTATGGACAATACAGGAGAGCTAATAGTTGTGATATAAAAAAAGAGATAAGAGATATGCCTCCTCCGACAACATTGGATTTAAGATTACCCTTTGTTAAAAATGAGCCACAAGTAACTAAAGTAAAAATAAAGATAACAATCCACGAAATTAATAACCAATTATTAATATTTTAATCAAACCGTATGGTGTCCTAAGAGATTTAGGAACACAGGTCGTATTTACCTGCATGAAACAAAGGAATGATTAAATAAAAAAAACCGCAGCTAATCGTTACGGTTTTTTTTATTGTACAAGGAATAACAATTAAGCGTTGATGCTTGTTGTTAAAGTTCCAACAGTTTGACCAACATAATAACCACCAGTCAATACATCATTACCATTATAGTAATTTACAGTAATGATTGATTGCACACCCGGAAGGGCTGCTTGTTGTGCTGCTGATGCAGACTCAACTTGTTGGATGTATTTTGTTCCTACAAGAAGAACAGGACAAGGATTTGCCAGACCTGAGAACGATGTTCCGTCTGGGGTTTGAAGTACATTTACACTTACAGCTACTGCCATGATTTTTAAATTTAAAGGGTTTATAAACTAAAGTAAAGATATTACAAAAAATAATATTTTTTTTTATTTGCTATTATGCGTTAATTTTTTCATTTTTGTTTAGCGCAACCATTGAACAGTGATAAAACAAGAGAGAAACCTTATAAAAAAATACCCAGCGTCAGAAGCAATCCCTAAGTTGCTGTATGTTTGCGCATCTTTTGGCGTTGGGTTATTTTAATTATGGCAACAAAAATTGTAATGGCCTCTTATGTAACCGAAACAAACAATCGGTTAGACTACGCAAAAGACACATTGTTAGATTTACTTGCTACGGTAGATTTTACTAAGCATGAATTATTTATCAGCGACAATGGTAGTTGTCAAGTAATGCTTGACTATTACAAATGGTTTGAAGCTCGTTTCAATAATTTATTCCCAAAAGAAAACCTAGCTATCTCATTAAATGGTAAAAACTTAGGAACGGCAGAAGCAGTAAACTTAGGAATACGTGAAAGAAAGCCAAACCAATACGTAATCAAAATAGATTCTGATGTAACAATAGAAAGAGAAGATTGGGTTGAGGAAATGGAAGAATGTTTTGATAGATACCCTAATCTTGGAATATTAGGATTAAAGAGAACAGAGGTTATGCAAAAGGCAGACCATGAAAACCCTGCATACAGAACAAAGTTAGTATCAGCACCACACGAAAGAGGTCAGAAATGGATAATTTTAGAATTGTGTGATGATATAATTGGCACTTGTACTATGTTTTCACCTAAACTACTTGATAAAGTCGGTTATTTATTTCAACCTGCTCATTATGGTTGGGATGATGTGTTAATGTGTGTCAGGTCTGAAAAATCAGGTTTTGTAAACGCATTTTTGCCAAGCGTTCCTATTGTGCATTTGGATAACGGTGAGGGCGAGTATGTTAAAGAAAAATGTAAAGAAGCAGAAAGAACGATAGCTTACTTCTCTGAAATATCAGAAGACTACAAAAGTGGAGTAAGAGGTATTTACTATAATCCATTTGAAATATGAAATTACTAACGGTAGCGACAGACATAGCCAACGATAAGTTATTTGATTTAATATCTTCTGCTGATAAGTTTGGTTGGAATTTGGAAGTTATTGTAACAGAGTGGAAAGGATTTGGCACTAAATTAATTGAAACCTATAATCACTTACAAAAAAATCCTCATATTACAGAGTTTATATTTGTAGATGCTTACGATGTTGTTGCTTTATCTTCTCCACAAGAGGTTCTTGAAAAAATAAAGGATAGAACAAAAATGCTAATTTCAGTAGAGAAAAACTGTTGGCCAAAGTCTGAGTTAGCTTCTCAATACCCAAAAACAGATAGTGAATGGAAATATATAAACTCTGGAAGTTATTACAGTCCTTCTAAATTGTTTATTGATATGATTGAATCCTATCCTCCATTGTACATAGATGATGACCAGTTATATCTTACAAATGAATTTTTAAATAATCCTGATGATAAAGTTTTAGATTACGATTGCGAAGTATTCCAAGCATATTCATTTATTGCTGATGATGATTTTGGGTATGAAAATAAAAGACTTCAGAATTTAAAAACTAAAAGCCAACCTGTTCTAATTCATTCTAATGGCAGAACAGACAATACTAAAATTTTAGATTTATTATGACACTACACGATTATGCTAAAGAGTGGAAAGACGCTCCTGAATACCACAAAGAAATAAACGATACGTTTATTGGGTTTGTAAATGACAATCCTAAAATAAAGTTACATAGAGATTTTGTAGAGGGTAATGCTTTTGGTTTCGGGGAACGTAGCTTTCATTGGTTGCATAAATTACTTGTAGATGAAATGCCGAATGACTTTAAGTTTTTAGAAGTAGGCGTATTCCGTTCACAAGTATTATCTCTTTATAAATTACTTGCTGATATATCTAAAAAGAAAGTAGTTCGTTACGGTGTAAGTCCTATGGATAGTAGTGATGGTCATTGGGATAGCGATTACTTTGCAGATGCAGTTACTATTCACCAGCAGTTCAACTTAAAGAAAGACTACACTATCTATCATGGTTCAAGTACCGATGAAAGCATAATTGAAAAGGCTAAATATACTGCACCCTACGATATTCTATACATTGATGGTTCACATAAATACGAAGATGTAGTTTCAGATTTAGCACATTACCCACAAATGATTAAGCAGGGTGGGTATCTATTAATTGATGATGCTTGTAATGACATGAACCAACCTTGGGGATTCTTCCAAGGTATCGAGCCAGTTACACGAGCAGTATTAGAGTGGGAGAAAACAGAAATAGGTCAAGAGTTTGAATTTGTATTTAACGTAGTACACAATAGATTATACAAAAGAAAATGAACTGTAAGAAATCACGTAAGCTAAAACAATTATCTGATAGGGAATTTGAAACATCAGACGATAAGTCCAAAAGAATGGTTTATCAAGATTTGAAAAGTATGTACAAAAAAGGTCACGTAAAGTTTGCAAAATGAAAACTGTTTACTACCTAAGTATGGTTGAGGATGATGCAGCTTCGTTTTATAGAACAAATGGTGTATTACCTTTTCTAAAATCTAAAGACATTTTAGTAAAGAACATTGCTAATTATCAAAAAACCTATGGATGGGAAAGTCTTATAGGTGCTGATATTTTTATTTTCCAAAGGCCTTATCACGAACATCATGTTAATCTAATTATGATGGCAAAGGATATGGGTATTAAAGTAATATGTGAGTATGATGATGATTTACTCAATGTTCCATTCCACAACAACGCTGCTGTAACATTAAGCGAGCAAAGAGCCAATATAAAAAAAGCATTAAGTATTGCAGATGAAGTTTGGGTAACAACCAATTCTATAAAAAAAGAATATAAATTTTTTAACAGAAATATTCATATTATCCCTAATGCTCATAATGATTATTTATACCCAATAAAAAACAAGAAGCCATTTAATAAAGACACAAAGATTGCAGCGTATAGGGGTGGTGCAAGCCACGAGGATGATGTTTATCAAAACATAAACAGTATTGTAGAAACTATTAATGAAAATACTGATTGGGAATTTAGATTTCAGGGCAGTAGATTTAAGTTTATTGAGAATAGAACAAACGATAACCACACCTACACAGACCCATTTACTATCATGCAGTTTTACAAAAGCTATCATGAATTAAACCCAAACATAGCTTTCTTCCCATTGCTTGATAATGTGTTTAACAATGGCAAGAGCAATATATCTTTTCTTGAAGCTACCTATTCAGGTGCTGCATTTATGGGTAATAGAAATCTATCTGAATTTAATCTACCTTTTATAATACCTATACAAAATGGGTTCAAAGAGGAATTTTCAAAAGCAAAAGATGACTTTTATAGATTAGAAATATTAAATAACGATGCTTGGGATTGGATTTTAGAAAACAGGTTGCTAAGTAAAATAAACGAATTAAGAATAGAAAGAATATTGTCATGAAGCCAAACTTAAATTATGTATTAATACTGCCAGAGGAAGTTATAGATAGTAAAATAATCATAACCCCTGAAACGATTGCAAGGCCTTTTATCAAAGGTACTGTTGTTGCTACAGGTGATGGTTGTTATAACCAAAAGACAGGCGAATTTAGGGCTACTAGCGTTAATGTCGGTGATAAAGTTTCTTATATTCCAAACATTGGTTACTTGGTAGATAATAATGGTCAAGCGTGCGTATTGATTAGGGAAGAGGAAATATTTACAGCTAACGGTAAACCTATCAATAATTGGGTTGGTGTTGAATTTGATGAAAAGCATAACAGAACAATTAATTTAAACGGCATTGAAATTGCAAGGCCTGATACATGGGTTTATCAAGAGTTTGACGATAAGACTATGTACGAAAACAACAAGGACTTAAAAGCAACAAGCCCACAGATAGCAAAGATTATTAAACCAAATAAAAAATATGGGTTGCAAAAAGATGATTTAGTATTTGTCCATTACTTGCAGTATAACACTTCATTAATTATTGATGGAGTAAAGTATATACCATTCAATACTATATTTTTTAAGATAAATGGTAAAGATGATTTTGAGATGGCAGATGATACGTTTCTTGCAAAGCAGATAATTATCGAAGCACCTAAAACAGAATCAGGAATATTTTTAAGCTCTATTGAAGACAAGAAAGAGCCATTAAAACTTATTATTACACATACACCAAGAAACTCAAAAATAAAAGTAGGAAGCACGATAATAACTGAAGATAATTACCAATACGAAATTGATGTGTATCAAGAAAAATATGTTAAAATAACTCCTGAATGGATTATTGCATCGCTTGATTAATATGGATAAAGAAAATAGGATTGATGAATTTGATATAATTCAAGAAATTTCTAAGAAGTCAAAGCAAACGCAAGATGTTGTAAGGGGAACGATACATGCTTATCACACTATCATAATGCGTGAGCTTCAAGCCAATAAAACAGTTTGTTGCAGAAACTTTGTAACGTATAAGGCTACATATAGAAAGTCTGGTCTTATCAATCCTCAAGGAGTTGCTATTGTAGGTGGTAATGCTTTAAAAGTTACTCCTTCAAGGGCTATGAGAACTGCAATAAATTCAAAAGAGCCTATTGATTATTCTTTAGACCTTTTTGAAAATGAAGAGAGCAAAGTAATAGCCAAGTTAAAAGACGAATTAAAAAAGCTAAAGATTTCAAATTACCATGCTTTAAATAAAGCTAAGATTTTGAAGAATAAATTTTCTGAAAGGATTCAAAAGGCTTATAAGAGAAAGTCAGATGTTCGTGTTAAAAAATATACCAAGACTATTGCTAATAGTAGAGTAAATCATAAGGCCAATGTTCTTTTAAATAATAAAATACTAAGGGAAAGAATAAATGAAAGTTATTTTTTAGATGCTATTACTGCGTACCCTGTCTTGACAAAATTTTATAAAAGTCAACAACTTACAATTAATGAATTGAATATGTTTATTGTAATTAACCATTTTAAATACTTTACTCACAAGGATGCAGTATTGTTTGGTTTCAATAAAAATACAGCAGCTAGTTGCCTAAATGTATTAACGGATGCAAAGTTAATTGAAAAGTTTGAAGGCAGGATAAATACTTTTTGTGTAAGTTTAATTGGAAAAAAGAAATTTACAGAGTTTTCAAGAGAGATAAATAAAGATATGAGATTGCTCTTAAAGGAATACAATAAAAAAGTTGAAGACCAAGAAAAATCATTGCCTGTAAAATTCAAATTTTAAAATCATGGTAGGTAAAGGACTAGAAAAATTACGTAGTGGCATAAAAGATGTTGATATTTATATAGAGAAGCTTGAGGACAAGGTTAATGCTATTAATGGCTCAAATACATTGAGGTTGATAACTTCTATTGATTCAATGGCAGGTAAGATAGCTACCGATATTGACATGATGGCAAATGGCCAGCAGGATGAAGATGGAAACGATGTGGAAATATCTCATAAGATTGTAGATACCTTTATAAAGTTAATTGACAAGTCTGATAAGATAAAATCATTTTCTGATGTTGTAGAGGCTTTAAGAAGCATTGAAGACAATGACAAAGATGATAGTATTTCAGGTGAAAGTATTTTTGAAAAGACCGAAAGAAGGATAAAGAGCAAGTTGAATGGCAAGACGAATTAAAATTATGCTTCAAGGCTTGGAGTACATTACTCCTGAAGTGCCTAAATATGTTAGGGGCAGAGATTTAATGAGGCGTGACCAAGTATGGAGCAGAGATACAACGTACTTACAATGGGATTGGAATACAGACCCAGCAGATGGATTTGTATGGCACGAGAAGCCATCAAAAGGTCAGATTGAATGGTATGAAGATGAAATAGAAAGGCTTCATACAGGAGCTTGGATAATGATATGTGGAGAGCCTGTTTACTTTAACAAGTATGCTTATTTCTTCCACCAATGGTTTATGCTACAAGAGGGCATATACCCTATATTCAAAGATACTTCATTAGAGTATTTTAGGTTCTATCAACTTTGCGAAGACGATGACTTTACGTTAGGTGACTGCGGAATTAAGGGTAGGCGTGTTGGTCTTTCCTCAATGAAGGCATCAATCAATCTACTCATAGGACTTCTTGAAGAAAATACATTGCAAGGTATTGTATCTAAGACAGGTACGGATGCTAAGGAAATGTACTTGATGGTAAAGAATGGATTAGAAAACTTGCCAGAGTTTTTAATGCCCGATTTAGCTAAAGTTGCTGAAACGGAATTGCATATAGCCAAGCCAAGAAGCAGAATATCAACAAACAATAAGACTGTTTCAGGAGATAAGGGTAAAAACAATCGTATCAACTGGTTATCAACTGCGGAGAACGCCTATGATGGTCGTAGAGCAAGAAACATTACAATAGACGAGGCAGCCAAATGGGAAGAAGCAAACGTAGAGATATGTTTAGCGAAAATAAGTGAAACCCTTGTTATTGGTGCTTCTGTTATTGGTCACGTATCTGTATTTAGTTCTGTAAATAGGGGCGACAAAGGAGGTAACAACTTTAAAAATATATGGATAGGCTCTAATCATTTAGGCAAGTTAGATACGGTTGGTCAAACAGAAACACGACTTAAAAGATTTTTTCTTGAAGGCTATCGTGGGTATTTTGGGTATATTGATAAGTATGGCAATTCTGTAATTGAAAATCCTACCCCCGAGCAAACTGCGTATCTAACTAAACTTGTAGACCCAACAACAGGAAAGAAAGCTTGCCCAAATCCAAAGATAGGAGCAAAGCAATACATTCAAGAAAGAAGGTCTTTGCTATCAAACAACCCTGATAAGCTATCAGAATGGGTTCGTATGTACCCTTTTGAATGGCAAGAGGTATTTAAAGATTCAAACAATGCGTGTCATTTTAACTTAAATGAGCTTAATGACCAAATTTTGACTATTGAGATGGAACTTGAGGGTAAAAGCAAATCTGAGAATGGCCGTATTGGGATATTTAAAAAAGCAGACAATGGAGAGATTTACTTTGTAGATAATTCTAAAGGTATGTGGCATATATTAGAATTTCCTGAACAGCATAACAAATCTGTTTACAACGGAAGTGTTAAATGCCCAAACAATACAAATTATGGTGCATCGGGTCTTGATACATTTGCTAATGCTAAACAAACGGTAGAGAAAGGTTCTGATGCTTGCTGCATAATCCACAAGAGGTATGATGCGTTAAGTCCTGAAACATCGAACATGCCTGTTGCTATGTTCTTAGGCAGACCTAAAACAAAAGATGAGTTTCATAACCAAATATTTTACGCACTTGAATATTACGGCATAAAGATGCTTGCAGAAAGAAGCCCTACGGATTGGGAGGATTATGCTATTATGAAAAGATATGCTTCACCACTTGAATCACATAAGAAGCATGGTTATTTAATAACAACAAAGCGGTCAAACAATTCAGAGGTATATGGTATCGCCCCACAAGATAAAGAAGCGAGGGAGCAACACTTAACGGAGATGGTAGAGTATTCATTGAATAATATGCACAAAATTAAGTTTTTAAGATTGCTGAAAGATATGGTTAATTTTAACATTAATTCACGTACAGACTATGATGCTTGCATGGCTTGGGGTTATTCTTTAATGGGGTTAAAGGAGCATGCTCTGCCTGTTAAAAAGTTGGATAATAGCAAATTGAAAATATTTCACGTTTTCAATAAGCCTGCTGCACAAAAATATCATTAAAACTTATTTTATCTTTGAGAAACGATTTTTATTAATTTATTATGCCTATATACGAATCATCGCTACCAAATACATTAGATTCAGACAAGCAAAAGGATTCCGAAGCTTTCGGTTATTCAGTTCTGAAAGCTTGCTATGAAAGATGGAAATCTGGGTATGGCTCTGAATCATGGGTTGTAAGAAAGCAAAGGTTTGATTATAACCGTTCATTTTCTGTTGGTAAACAGCCGATGTCAGAGTATAAAGATATCATTGATACCGATGGTCAATTATCTGTAATAAATCTTCAATACACGCCAAACCCTATTGCTATTCCTTTCCTTAATCGTTTAAAGGATAGGTACATGCAGAGAGTTGAAAAAATCAGTTGTGTTTCTATTGACCCATTTACTCAATCAAAAAAAGAAAAAGCAAAGAATGAAGCCTTATTCAAAATGAAGAATAAGCAAGAAATCATGGCTTTGCAAAAAGATGCTGGTTTTGAGTTAGAAGATTTTAAAGATACAGACCCTGAAGATGAGCAAGAATTAGATATTGAGTTTGGCTTTAATTACAAAGAACGTGAAGAGGTTGTAATGGAGAACTTGATTAATCTTGTTTTCTATGACAATAAATGGAGTAAGGTAATTAAGGATAGGATTTTTGATGATTTAATTAATTGTGGTTATGCTGTTAGTAAAACATATATTGACCCCAATGGAAGAGTAAAAATAAAGTGGGTTAAGCCAGACAATTTTATCACATCATATTCCGAGTGGAATGATATGAGGGATTGGGAATGGCAAGGTGAAGTAGATTACATGACCATCACCGATATTAGACTTAAATATCCGGGCAAGTTTTCAGAGCAAGAGTTATTTGATTTAGCAAGAGAACATTCGGGCATGTTTAATAATGCTTTGTGGACTTACAACTGGTCATACGTTTGGTTAAATGCTGTTGCAAGACCATACGATTCTTATCGTGTTCAAGTATGTAACTTGACTTACAAGACGCTTTACAATCTTAATTACGAAAAGAAAACAGATAGGTTTGGTAAAGAAATATTAGACCCAGCAAAAGAAATAAAAGAAGGCAAGGAGTATGAAAAGTCTAAGCCTTATTATGTTAGCTACACAGGTGCTTACATTGTAAATACGGACAAAGTTCTTGAATGGGGATTGAGTAAAAACATGATTAAGCCTGAGAAGAATCTTACAGAGATACTTTCTCCATATACGGTTTATATGTACAATAACAATCAGATGGTCAATACGCCATTGATGGAAACAATGATACCAAGTATTAAGATGATGCAGTTGTTGAATCTTAAAACTCAAAACATTATTGCTACGATTGCTCCTGATGGTTCTAACATAGATTTTGCAGGATTATCTGATATTGATTTAGGTTCAGGTATAGGTGTTGTTTCGCCATTACAGTTATACGGTATTTACCTACAAACAGGTAATATGTATTACAAGAGTATTGGTGACGATGGCGAAGAAAGAAGACAGCCACCTATTACTCCTAACAATGTAAACTTCTCAAATAAACTTCAGCAGTTAGAGCAGCAATGGCAGTCAGAATATCAAAAGCTTGTGACTATCATAGGTTCTAACGCTTTAGATTCAGGTCAGATAAACAATCAAGCTGTTGGTAAGCAAGTATTTCAAGATGCACGTAAGCAAGGAGAAAGTGCTTCAAATTATATTTACAATGCCTACTTAAACATCATGGAGCCGACTGCACAAAAAGTACAGCAGTTGGGTTGGGATATTCTTGTTTATAAGAAAGGTGGATATGAAGGATATATGGCTGCGTTGGGTAATGACAAGGTAGAATATATACGCCTTGAATCTACTGATGATTTTGAAAGAGCGCAGTTTGATGTTAAGATTGAAGCTGTGCTTGATGATACTGCACAAGCTATATTGCAAGAACGTATTAATATTGCTTTAAGTAACAAGGAGATTTCTCTTCAAGATGCTTTGCAAGTAGAGGAGTTATCTCAAACAAATGTTAAGTATGCTTCTTATCTATTAGCTGCAAGACAAAAGAAACGTGAGAAGCAACGTATTAAAGAAGCTCAATTAAATTCTCAATCTAATACCGAAGCAGCTATTGCAGCAGCACAAGCAAAATCGGATGGAGAAATGCAGGTTATTCAATTAAAGAATGACTTGGAAGCCAAAAGAGAGAATGACAGGTTGGAGTCAATGAAGATTGAGGAGATAACTAAGTATTCAAGCATATTGAAGATAGAGCTTATGAAAGCATTGTTTGCACAAGGTAAAACTGTCGAGCAAATGCCTTCAATGATTTTTGATGGTATAGGTCTTGTAGATAAAACCAATAAGCAGTTGTTAATGGAAGAGTTGGCAGAGCAAGAACAAGAAATGCAACAAATGGCTCAACAACAAGCAGCTGAAGAAGAGGAAGCGATGATGCAACAACAACAAGGCATGGAGCAAGAGCAAATGATGCAAGGCGAAGAACAAATGGATATGGGCGAAGAAGAAATGATGCAGGGCGAAGAAGAGCAAATGATGTAAGTTAAAAAAACATTGAAAAACTACGTTAGTTTTGTATTAGAGAATTTAAAGACAAATCAAAATGAGTGAAAAAGTAAATGTAGCAAAAACATGGGAAGATGCAGTTCTTGATAATTTTGAAGAACAAGATGCAGTAGATACTACGCAACAAGACACCCCATCATCAGAAACAACTTCAGAATCAATTTCAGATGTATCATTAGAGCAAACAGATAACGCTATTGAAATAGTTTTGCCTGAAGGTGCTACTATTGTAGAAGATGAAGTTCAGCAAGAAGCAACAGAAATAGTTACGCCAGTAGCAGAAAAGGTTGTTGAGAAATACCCTGAAATGAGCGCAGAAGCTAAACAGCTTTTAGATGCTCTTCAAGCAGGAAAAGAAGATGAAGTTTTCAATTACTTATCCGAAAAAAGAAAAGATTACTCTACTATGTCAGATTACGATGTTGTAAAAGAAAATCTTATTCGTTTAAATCCTACGTGGAATGAAAAGGATGTAGCTATTGAAATTAAATCAAAGTATGGAAACTTATCTGCTAAAAAGGATTTATCTGAAATAGATGAAGATATTTATCCCGAAGAGTATGAAAAAGCAGTTCAATTAAACGAGCTTATTGATGAGCGTGAAACAATACTTGCAAGAGATGCAAGGGAAGCAAGACGAATATTAGATGAGCAAAAGAAAAACATAGAATTTCCCAAAATTACCCAAGAAGCACAAAATCAACCTACCGACGAAGAAATTGCAGAAGCAAACAAACAATGGGAGGAAATGGTTGTGAATGAAGTTCCAAAACTTTCTAACTTTAAGTATAAATTAAATGGCGAGGATGTCATTTATAAAATTACTGAAGAAGAAAAAGTAAACTTAACAACAACCATGAAAAATTTTAATGCTTCCGACTACCTATCAAAACGTGGTTGGTTTGACCAAGAAGGAAAGCCAAATATTCTAAAAATTAGCGAGGATGTCTATAAGTTAGAAAATGAAGGCAAAATGATTGGCTCTGTGGCAACACAGATTAAAACTGCTACGAGAAAAGAAGTTATTTCAAGAGATATAAAGAACATAGATATGGATGATAAATCATCATCTGATTTTAAAGTTTCTAAACCATTTTGGCAAGTAGCTATGGAAGCTGGGGAATAGTTAACAAAAATAAAATAATTTAAAAGCCAAGAAAATGTCAGCTTTACCATCAAGTTTTACCACCCCCTCTGTAACCAGAGCCGGCACGCTCATTAGTGAGCTTAACATCATTGTACCTCGTGCATACAATCAATTTATCGACAAATGGAAGTTTGTTCCAATCGTAATGATGAACGAATTAGCAGGTAATGAAATGCCTACTGATAACAAATTGTTCTATTGGTATGAGCAAGCAGGTCGTGCTATGGGCTTCGTACAGTCAGCAGCAGCTGTTTCTGTATCAGCAGGCGCACCAGCAACTATTACTGTTGCAGCAGGAGCTTATTCAGCTTCAGGTACTCGTTCTTTACCAAACGAAGGACAGATTTATTACAACGCTCGTACAGGAGTTGAATCTCGTGTAAGTGCAGTTCCTAATAAAACTACTCCTTATGCTCACACATTTGTATTAACTCCAGTAATTTCTACTGACAATGCTTCAACTCTTGCAGGTGATGTATTACAGAACAGAGGTTACAAATACTTAGGTGAAGCATCTGATTACACAGGTACTGAAGTTCGTAACATCGACAAGTATACTAACTACTGTACTCAAATCCGTAAGGATAGCAAGTTCACCGATTTGTCAATGGCAGAAAGGATTGACTTTGAAATTGATGGTCAGCGTTTCTACAAGTACAAGCAGTTGAAAGATGACAACTATGAGATGATGCTTCAAAAAGAAGTTGCTCTTATGGATTCAAACCTTACTGATAACTTGGGTTACAACGAATCAGGTACAGCAGGAGTTATCCAACAAGTACAGGCTAACGGAACTACTCAATACTATTCTACAATGGGCGCACAGACTACTTTTGCTCAAATCGAGCGTCAGATAGATAGTCAAGGCGGTCCGGGTGAGTACGATTGGTTGTCAGATACTAATCAGAGTATCGAAATCCAAAACGCTTTGGGTAACGATTTCAACAACGGTGCTATTTTGTACGCACAAACAGGAAACATGGATAATTTAGACCTTGCAAGAGGATTTAAGTCATTCACTCCATACCACCGTAAGTACAACTTCACTCGTTACTTACCATTCTCACAAGCAGCTTTCTATGGCAATAATGTTGCAGGAACTACTCGTGATAACTTCGGTTTGTTAATTCCAAAAGGAACTGGTCAAGATGCAAGAACTAAGAACATTGTTCCTAACTTCTGTATTCGTTACCAAAACATTCCCGGGTTCGGAAAGGTTGTTATCGGAGAAACAGGCGGTCTTTCACCTAACGGTAAGACTACCAAGTTGGAATTAGATGTATTCCAGCAAGCATACTATGGAGTGATGGTTTTCGCTGCAAATCAGTATGTTATATTGAAAAAATCCTAATAAAATAGGTAGAAGGGTGGGGAAATTCCTCACCCTTTTTTTAAATAAAAACAAAAGAGAAAAATGGAAGCTTTAATTGAAAAGAAAAAAGGAAACCCAAATTTTGGGAAAAAAAGTGTTCAAGTTGTAGATGATTTAGATAAAATCTTCGATTTTGAACTTATTAGAACTTACGAGATTTATAAGCCAGAGGTTGTTATCATTACAGGAAGAAATAGCGAAAAAAGTGTAGGCAAGAGTGATACTCTTTATCCTCCAACATTTGCTATACCTAATAGTGGTCTTGCTTGGGATGAAGAAAACAATCGTCAAAGAGCTTGGAGATTTATTAATACCGAAGAATCTATTTGGATTGATGAACAGCGTGATTTAACAAAAGAA